TGGCACTCAACAGCCGCTTCGGGCGCATGACAGGGCAAGGGCTGTACGAGTTCATGCACAGCTTTGAGATTGACCCCAGCGAACTGGAAAAGTTCAGCCTGTCAGATATAGATATGGACAGCTTCAAGCTGGAATACTTTGAAGACAACGCAGCGCCGCCAGGCGACGAAGACGCAGTGCCCGAAGTGCCCGAAGACCCAACCAGCAAGCTGGGCGACTTGTGGCTGCTGGGTGAGCATAGGGTGCTTTGTGGGGATGCCACCAGCGCTGACGATGCCGCCAGGGTAATGGGTGATAATTTGGCTGCGCTTATGAATACGGACCCACCTTATGGTGATTCTTGGGTTGAAAAAGCAAGAGATATGCACAGGCTTGGCTATGTCCATAGCCAAGCTGTCACCAGCTTGGCTATAAAAGGCGATTCACAAAACATAGAAGATTTAGAGCAATTTCTGGCTGACGTTTGGGCAACGGCACTGCCATTATTAAATGGGAATTGCTCTATTTACGTTTGGCACGGTGCCAAACGTTTAGTCTTTGAGAAGACATTAACTGATGCAGGTTTTCTCTGCCATCAATCTATTATATGGCTAAAGCCTGGCTTTGTGCTTGGACGTTTGAATTACCACCCGCAATGTGAATACGCGCTGCATGGTTGGCGTCAAGGCAGTGGCAGGGGTGTTTTTTACGGTGAAAGAAATCAATCAGATGTATGGAAGGTGGACCGTGAAAATGATGCTATACATCCAACGCAAAAACCTATAGAGCTATTTGAAAAGCCTATATCCAATCACACTAAAAAAGGCGATTGGATATATGAGCCATTCGCAGGTTCTGGCAGCCAAATAATAGCGGCTGAAAAAACTGCGCGGAGATGTGGGGCTTTAGAAATAGAGCCGCAATACGTGGATGTAATCGTTAAGCGGTGGCAGCAATACACAGGCAAAGACGCCACCTTAGACGGCGATGGGCGCACGTTTAACGAAATAGCCAATGGCACCCGCTAAGAAAACACCCGCGAAGAAGGCGCCCGCCAAGCCCCGCAAGAAGATGGGGCGCCCGCGCTTCGATCTGGACTTTGCGCAGCTTGACAAACTGCTGGCGATGCAGTGCGGGCTGGAAAGTGTGTCGTATTTCTTCGGCTGCTCTGTGGACACCATAGAGCGCAACATAAAGCGCGAACATAAAATAACTTTTGCGGAGTATGCCGACCAAAAGAAGGAAGTAGGCAGGCAGATGCTTCGGCAAAAACAATTTGAAGTAGCGATGAAGGGCAACGTGGCGCTGCTGATCTTCTTAGGCAAAAACTGGCTGGGGCAGAGCGATAACCCCGAAGCGCTGAAGGCAAAAGAAGCAGGCGACAACGCGCAAGACAGTGCCGCCAAGATTAAAGCCGCCATTGCCGAAATTGAACAAGCGATAGAAGCACCCAACGCAGAGCAACCCACTTAGCGAAAGGCCCGCAGATGGCAGTCAAATACACCCAACGCAAAGCGCTGCTGCATAAGCGCCGCATGACGCGACCCGAAAGGCAGGCCCGCGCTGAAAGCCGCAGGCTGCTGGCATTTGGCGCACCAAAGAAGCCAAAGCGCCCGCTGTCTGACCTGCGCCTATTGATCGAAGGGCCAGGCTATAAGCGCACCGACCTGGGGCTAGTGTCGGGGCTGCTGCAAGCGATGCGCGGCAAGGGCTATAAGCGAGAAGTGCAGGCGGGGTGATACTAACACCCCGCTGGCAGCCGCTGCGCTATCACCCGATGCAATGGGCGTACTGGACTAGCCCGCACCGCTTCAACGTGGTGCCCGCAGGCCGACGCGGGGGCAAGACCGAAATAGCCAAGCGGCGATTGGTCAAGGCAGCGCTGAAGGGCACAGCCTTCGACCCGCCCCGATTCTTTGCCGCGGCGCCGACCCGCGACCAGGCGAAGCGCATTTATTGGGACGATCTAAAAGCGATGGTGCCCGACTCGCTAAAGCTGAAGACCAGCGAAACGGACCTAATGATAAAGCTGTTGCATGGCAGTGAAATATGGGTGCAGGGCTTAGACAAGCCTGCCCGCGTTGAAGGTTCACCCTGGGACGGTGGAATATTAGACGAATATGCCGACATGAAAGCCGAAGCGTTCAACGCCCATGTGCGCCCCGCGCTATCTGATAGGCTGGGCTGGTGCGACCTAATCGGCGTACCTGAAGGGCGCAACCACTACTATGGGCGATACACCGAAGCGGTGCGGCGCATGGCTGAAGAAGGCGCCGCATCGCCCTGGGGTGCGTTCACCTGGCCAAGCGCAGATATACTGCCGCAGGCCGAAGTCGACGAAGCGAGGAAAGACCTTGACCCGCAGACATTCCAGCAAGAATACGAAGCCTCTTTTATCAATTTCCAGGGGCAATGTTATTACCCGTTTGATAGGCAGGCGCACTGCGCCCCGCTTAAATACGACGCAGATTTGCCGCTGGTCTTTTGCTTTGACTTTAACGTCAGCCCTGGCGTGGCTGCTGTGGCGCAAGAAGGCAGATTGCCCAGCGGATTATTGGGAACACGTTTTATAAGCGAAGTATGGATTGACGATAATAGCAACACGCCAAAGGTATGCCAGCGCTTAGTCGATCAGTGGAAGCACCATAAAGGGCAGGTGGTCTGCTATGGCGATGCAACGGGCGGCGCCAGGGGCACAGCGGCAGTGGCGGGCAGCGATTGGGATTTAGTGTTGCAGACGCTGCGCCCGCATTTCGATCTGCGCCTGGATGTGCCGAAGGCGAACCCGCCCGAAAGGGTGCGCGTCAATGCCGTCAATACACGACTGCAAGCGGGCAATGGCGACATACATTTACAGATCGACCCGAAAGCCTGCCCGCGATTGGTGGAAGACTTTGAAGGGGTGCCGCTGAAAGACGATGGCAGCGGCGACATAGACAAGAAGAAATACCCGCGACTGACCCACATTAGCGATGCGGCGGGCTATTACATAGAGCGCAAATTTCCTGTGTCTGCCCGCAGGCTGGAAACAACGCAACTAATGGGAGTATAGAGCAATGCCAGTAAACAGCAGGCACCCGCAGGTGGACAAAGCACAAGACCAGTGGAAGCGCAGCCGCGATGCCACCGCACCCGACGCCAGCGACCGAATCAAAGAAGAAGGCGCCACCTATTTGCCGATGCTGTCGGGGCAGGCGAACACGACCAAAGGGCAGCAAGATTATGCGCGATATAAGCAGCGGGCATATTTCCATTCAGCCGCTGCCCGCACTGTGCAAGCATACTGCGGGCTGGTCTTTCGCAAAGACCCGCTGGTCACGTTGCCCAAAGGCGCCCAGGCTTTAGCGATTGCCAGCGACCTGTGCGCAAAGAATATACCGCTGCCCGACCTGGCTGCCGCGATCTTTGCCGAAGTGGTCAAGGTCGGCAGGGTGGGACTCTATGCGACGATGGCGCCGAACACGCCCGCCAATGGTCGGGCATACCTGACCACCTATAAAGCCGAAAGTATCATAAACTGGCAGGCGCAAATGGGCGCAAAGGGCTTGGTGCTGTCCAGGGTGGTGCTGCAAGAAATGGCCGAAGATGATAGCGGCGATATATACGCACCCAAGCGCGATGTGGAGCAATACCGCGATATATACCTGGACGAAAGCGGGCTGCTGGCTGTCGATCTATACCGCAAAGACGCCAATGGCAAATGGGTTAGGTATGGCGAGACAACGACCCCGACAGTGCGCGGGGAGCGCATAAACTTTGTGCCGTTCACTTTTGCCAATTCAACGCACACGCTGCCCACCGTCGAAGTGCCGCCCCTGCTGCCGCTGGTCGATGCGAATTTAGACCACTATAAGCTAATGGCTGATTATCGGCATGGCCTGCACTTCACTGCCCTGCCGACTGCTTGGGTGGCAGGCTTCGACGCGGGCACCGAACTGGTCATTGGTTCAGGTACTGCCTGGGTATCAGAGCGCACCGACGCCCGCGCAGGCTTCCTTGAATACACAGGCCAGGGATTAAACCCGCTAAAAGACGCCATCGAAATGCAGAATAGTAATATGGCAGCCCTGGGTGCGCAGCCCTTAGAAACGGAAAAGCGTCAGGTGGAAGCCGCCGAAACGCACAAGATACGGCAGAATGGCCAGCAGGCCAGCATTGTCGGCATGGCCCAATCGACCAGCCAGGCGCTGACCCAAGCGCTGCGCCATGTATTGCAACTGTCTGCCATTGATGGATATGAAGACGCCGCAGTGCAGCTAAACACCGACCTGGTTGACGCCGAACTATCGCCGCAAGAAGTGCAGGCACTGGTGGGTGCATGGCAGGCGGGCGCAATCGGCTTTGAAACGCTCTACTTCAACTTGAATCGCGGCGAGAAGACCCGCGAAGGTATCAGCGCCGAAGAAGAAAAAGACATCATTGCCCTGGAACTGGCAGCGCAAGGGGCGGGCGCTGTTGGTTCTGTGGGCGATGGCGACGGGGACGGGCAGTTTAACGAATGAACCTTGCAGACAAGTTTGCCGACGAACTGACGAAGCACGACCTACTGCTGCGCCGCTATGAACGGGGCGCTATTGAGCAGGCAATGGTCGGGCTGCGCAATTTGCAGGGCGAACTAGTGCAGGCCATAAAGGATATGGACCCCAGCGAAGTGACCCGCACCAGCGCAAAGCGGGCGCGGCTGGCGAAGCTGTTGCGGCAGGTCGATCGATCGATAGACAGGGCATATAATGCAGCGTATAAGGTGCAGGCCCGCGAACTGGCTGCCCTGGCCGAAGTCGAGAGCAGCAACGCGATACGCACAGCCAACAGGGTGGTGCGGGCGCCGCTGCTGGGCAAGGGCATACCGAAGGGCGCCGCAGTGGAGATTGTCGAAGGGCTAATAATACCCGCCGATGGCAAAGGGGCACCGCTGCGCGATCTGATGCGCCAGCAGGCTGCCAACCTAAAGGCCAGCGTTGGCAATGCCCTGCGCTCTGGCGTGGCGCAAGGTCGGCAGATGGTGGACATTCTGCGCATTATTCGCGGCAACCAGGCGCTTAATTTCCGCGATGGCGTTTTGTTCAAAAGTAGAGCGCAGGCAGCCGCCCTATTGCGCACCGCAGGCAGCCAGGTGGTCAACGCTTCGCGCATCGCCACCTACCAGCGCAACAGCGATGTGATAAAAGGCACCCAGGCAATGGCTGTGCTGGATTCGCGCACAAGCCCCACCTGCCTGACGCGCAACGGCTGGGCGTGGCATCTATCGGGGCAACCGTTCAAAGGCACCCCGCAGGCTTTCGGGTCAGTCGGCAGCCCGCCCTGGCACTACAACTGCCGCACCACTATTGTGCCGATCTTCAAAAGCCTGGAAGCGTTGCAGGGTGCGGTAGACGATGAACACCTAAATAAGATACTCGAAGACCTGGGCGACGATTTTGCCATTGATGGGCAGCCCGCGCTGCGCCTGACCTTTGGGCAGTTCATGGGGCGCCGCAGCGAAGCCGAACAGCAGCAGATGCTGGGCAAGGGCGTCTGGAAATTATGGAACGATGGCAAGATTGGCCTAAATGATACCGTAGACGCCCAGGGCAGACCGCTGACCCTGCGCGAATTGAAGGCGCTAGTTGATGCACCTTAAACCGCTGGTTCTGCGTGAAGCTAACGCCTTTGTATCTGAACACCATAGGCATAATAAAGCTGTTAGGGGCTGCCGCTTTTGTATTGGCGTTGTGCATGACGGTGAATTGTTAGGCGTTGCCATTGTAGGGCGCCCCGTATCGCCAAAAATAGACAATGGATATACTGCCGAAGTCTTGCGTGTTTGCACAAAGCCAGGGGTGCGCAAAAATGTATGTTCTATGCTTTACGCTTCAGCCCGCAGAGCGTGGCGAGATATTGGCGGTCAGAGAATTGTCAGCTATACACTCGCTACCGAAGCGGGAACCAGTTTACTGGCGGCAGGTTGGTGGAAAACTGGCACAGTGCCCATTGTCGCAAATCCCTGGGGCAGTAAGAACGGCAGGCAGCGCAAAAAGCAGCCTGTGTATGATATAGAAAAAACCCGCTGGGAAGGTTTAACCCAGCACTAACCCACAGCAGAAAGGTGCTACCCATGCCCGCGATTAAATACCGTATTGCCGCTTTAGAAGATGTGCCCGAAGCCCTGCGTGAATACTACAAGGCAGACGGCAACGAATTTATCCTTGACGGTGCCGCAGATCGGGAAGCGCACGTCAAAGCCATCGAAAACAATAGGACGCTAAACAGCAACCTGGAAGCCGCCCGCACCGAACTGGCGACGATGAAGACGCAGGTGGGCGAACTGTCTGCTGCCGTCGAAGCCGCGAAGGGCGAAGCGGGCAGCGCG